CGCCAGTCAAGAAGCTTGTGTTTGTTAAGTAAGACATTGTTTTTACTACCTTTTTTTCAGTTTGATAGACGCACGATTGCGCCATTCCCTAAACCTAGCACACAATTTGCAGTGTTTGCAAGTTATATAAAGCACAATTGTACTGTTTTTTTTCAGCTCAAAATGTAGACGTTTAACGAGCTGGAAATATTGAACTGGAAAAAATAAAAATCGCGCTGCGTTGCATTAGGTAAACAATGCTTACATTTCATCAATCCGCCAAAAAGTATCATATGGCACAAATACAAACACGAACAATTATACGGGTTAAACCCCGGCCCCGAACCCGACCCCGAAAACCCGACATAAAAAAAGGGCCGGAACCCGAAGCTCCGACCCGATTAACCCGAACAATTTACTATATCCATGCTGTATCCCGATCCTCCCCGATGTATGTTGTGTAATCCCGAGCGTTGTATAGTTCCGATTCGTCAAGCCCGAAGTCCCGATACCCGTCAAGTATTGTCTTGAAGTATAGCGGACTGGGATCCCGATACCCGCCGCTGTTCATGCGGTAGGTCATCATCCCGTTGATCATTACCTGACGATACAGCCCCGAACCTACACCCTCGTATCTGTCAAGAGCAGCCTCGTCCTCTGGCCCAATCTCCCATATACCGACAGGTAACAAGTCTTCCGGCTCCCCGATCTCAATATCGGCAACTCCGCGAAAGACCAAACGCCAGCCCGGAAAATAAGCAGACCCCAACGGCGTGGCCGTGGGGCTGCGAAGTGCCATCTGGCTCTTGTTCAGATTAGAGCCATAGGCGAAGTATAGTTTACTCATGTTTACCTCTCATCTTTGTCGAGCAAATCCTCAACAAGCTCTAACGCTTGCATTAATTCGCCGTTATTACCGTTAATTGCTTCTTTTATTGCAAAACTTATCCAATCAAGTTTTTGGTGTTCGTTCAGGTTTTCCATATCTACCTCCATTCATTCACGACCTCTTCACCAACGATGTAAGCATACATATTCACTAGCTTTTCTGGATCAGATAGGTCTGTTGTCACTTCACCAAAGTTGTCTTCTTCGTAAGTCTTAATGGCGTTGATAATGTCGAAAACTTTATCACCCATCCATTCCTTGGCTTTGTGTGTTCCAATAATGTAGTAGTCCATGTTGAAAGCGTGGTGATGCCAGTCGTCCTTGTTTGCCTGTAGCCACTCAGAGTCTTGCTCTTCCATCCACTCAACAAAATGCTCTTTGATCTCTTGATACTTGTACATTGTCTTTACCCTTTTCTGGTTTCGATAGATATATAAATAGCAATCATTGCAAACAGTGTCAACAATAAAAAGCATAAAAAAAGTTTTTTTTTGCATCCGTGCTGCGGACTACGGCGCGCGAAGACAATACGAACAATTGTACTGGTTTTGAGCTGCGGACAAAAAAATACCCGGCTCCCGCCGGGTACTTTGAAATTGTTCTGGTTAGATTCGCTTCCACCTCATCCAGACTCCCGTAGCCATCATGCCAACTCCGATCATCAGCAGCCCGATGTGAATCCAGAAGGCTTGAAAGTTGTGGGGCATTGGCTCTAGCCCCGACATCAACAACACAAGGACAAAACCGAGTCCCGTTACTAGATCTCCCTTAGTCATTTCTATGCCTCCACTTAATACGCTTGATGATTGTACGAATGTTGTCTGTGTTCGTAAGTCTCTTGTTGGCATACTTACCAATAATTGCGTCTGTACTCATGCCTTTTACAATATCTTGTTCGATTCTCTTTTCCATTGTTTTTACCCTTCTTTGTTTAACTTACCTATTATATATAGCAATCATTGCAAAACACGTCAACAAGAAAATAAATATTTTTTTCATCATATAGATTGTCCTCAACTGCTTTCGTCAGGATAAAAATGAACAATTGTACTGGAATTACCAACGGGAGCAATAACACTGCTGTTGGGAAAAGCATTGGCAGCTAACACCACTGGTACACATAACACCGAGGTTGGACCCGAACAATTGTACTGTGTCTTCCCGGCCCCGAAGATCCAGAACAAAAAATCCCCGGCAGCGACAACCACCGGGGCAGGTTCTCTAGGGAGGAAGCCCGATCATGGCCCGATCCCGAAGGCCGAGTCAAGCCCGAACCCCGAACCCGATGACCCCGAAGCCCGAACCCGAACAATTCTACTTATGCAGCTCTCCAAAACCCCGATCAAAAACCGTTTGACCCCCTCGCGCGGAGTGTTTATGGAATTTTATGGGTTATCCGCTATCTTGTGCTATATCTTGTGGGTCATGATCTATTATACCCATATCTGGCGTTATATTCTTCATGCGAGACTGCGCTAACCTGCGGAACTCCTCTAATTTGTTCGTAATTTCTTCTTTGGTAGAAGCTGTAACATCCTCTTTGATAACGTGCTGCTTGTTAACGAGTAGTCCCGCTGCCTTCAAACGCAACTCTTCAGCCCGTAATGCTTCGCTGAACTTACCCATTTCCCACGCCTGATCCCGAATCTTTTTCAGATCCCGAATAGATTTATCAATCGTCACCCCGAACCTAGCCTGTGTCTCCAATCTCATCTCTTGCAGACGCTCTGCAACAACTGGATTACGCAATAGCCTGACAGCTTGCACCGTAGGGTTTTTATACCCTGCTTGTCTCGCTGCCTCTGTTTGCGTCATATCTCTGTGCAGATAGTAATCCAGAAACTGTTGTTGTTGTGGCTTCAAGCGCTTCAGACCAGCTTCGCGCTGTTCCTTTGGTAGATCTTCGCCGACCTTTGGCATACTGCCCTCCTAGTAGCTTATATGAAACACGTTACTGTATTCATCATCTGGATAATACATATTGCCGTTCTTGGTAATCTGCCAACCTGCATCTCTCATTCCTTTGATAAGATTTCTGCGGTTGGTCAACTCTTCATAGCTAGTGCTGAAAACCATGTGCGCTTTATCCCAACACACATCGCACCACTTCTTGTTACCTAAAAATAAATTCCCCTTACGCTTCCCACAATGAGAACAATTACTCTGGTTCATATGTCCCTCCATTTTGCGCTGCTGACTACCATGCTACAGGGTATAGGTTTATATACCTATACCCCTATGTAATAGGGTAAAAAACCCAAACCACAAAGTTTAAACCTTTTCAATAACTTACGACCCCTATTTTACTTTGTATTTGCTATCATTGCAACCCCAAACCCAAACCTCTTAACCCACTGACAACAAACAACTTTATCAACTTTGGGGTAGCAACTTTGGGTTTTTATAACCTCCAAACCAAAACCAGAACAAATCAAGAACTGGTGCAATTTAGGTGTTCCGTGGATTAGACAGTGTTTTTATTATGCGTAGCCTGTCTTTGCCCATGATTAACGCCCATGTCCAATATAATAGGGTGGCTTTAATTTAGGGATCCACGGCCTTGTGTTTTCCATCGGGAGGACAGGACGAGGACAAACCTAATGCTCCCCGCCCATTTGA